TCTGCCACAACAACATCTCCGAGTTGTCTCTTTGGTCCGTATCATGGGTTGGCAACAGGCCCGCTAACCCAGAAGCTACAGTTACCGCAGTAGCGGCAGCAAAAGCAGAGGAACCTGTAAAGGTGACAAAACAAGTAACTCTAGATGAAATAGAGGGAATGGTAGAAAAGATAATAGCACGTAGGGGAAAGAAGTATTGTCTATTTGCTAAGAAGGATAGAAAATTATTAGGTTGTCATTCTACGCGCGCAGGCGCAGTAAATCAAGAGCGAGCAATACAAGCTAGAAGATTTAGTAAAATGAATGAAGACCTTGATGATATTATAAAAAAATATGTAAGAAAGAAAAAACCTTGTGAAGCAGGTTATGAGATGATAGGAACTAAAATGTTAAGAGGCAAGAAAGTTCCTAACTGTGTGCCTTTAGGTAAAGCAGATTATCAAGGCAGGAAGGTTGAACTTAACAAACCTTTTCGGTTGAAGGGTGAGAACAAGAAGTTTGGAGTATATGCAAAAAACGAAAAGGGCAATACAGTACAAGTAAAGTTTGGAGACCCTAAGATGGACATCAAGCGAGACAGTCCTGACAAACGTAGAAACTTTAGGTCAAGACATAACTGTGACAATCCCGGCCCTAAGCATAAGGCAAGGTATTGGTCTTGTAAAATGTGGAGTACAACAAGCGTATCTAACATATTAGGTAAGATTGACAAACACATATGGGATATAGCAGGCATTAGAAAATGTAAAGTTAAAAAAGGCATTGCAATGATTAAAGCTCCAAAAAAGAAACCTCAAGATTACAGGTCAGGCGGTAGAACTCCTAAAGGTAAAAAACCAAGGCGTGACCCTCCAAGTAAAACACAATGGGACAATTGTGTACAGAATGCTAAAAATTTAAAAGATTACTATGGTAGGCCATTGACAAGTACGCCAGAAAGATTTTGTGGTGCTCTTTGGTATGATTATCAAAAGTTTGGTCACAAAGATTCAGGTTCTGACCGTGCACCTAAACCACCAAAACAACATGGTCCAAGGGCAGGTGGTAAAGAACCCGGTAATGTAAAAGATGGTAGTGGTTATAAATTTAGAACTCGAATGTTTGATACTTCAAATTACAGACCTACAACTTTAAACCGTAGAAATATTGCTACAGAAATGAGCGGTAAGAAGTAGTTTCCGGAAAGTTTGGATTACTTATATACCCTTTGATACATAAACAGACATGACAGAATGCAATTGTGGCGGTGACGCTACCAAGTCTGCCGACGAGGAAATCGTTGAAACAGAGGAAGTAGAATTAGCTGCTGGATTAGAAGAGCCAGTCGAACTTGGCAAGGAAGAGGCACTATACAAAGACATGGAAGCCACACTTGCTAAACTAAAAGAAGTACTCGCATACCTTGAGGATGCTGCAGGCGAAGAAAAAGCCGAGGAAGACGAAGAGGAAGAAGAGGAAGAAGAAGCCGAAGAAGAAGAAGAGGAAGAAGAAGAAGAAGAGAAAATGATGATGGACGAAAAGAAACCAAAGAAAAAGTCCGAAGGCACCATTGATGAACTTGAAAAGTCTTTAGAAACTTTAAAGAAACACGGCATTAACGTTTATACAGGAAAGAAAGCAACACCAGCTCCAGCACCAAAAGCTGAAGAAGTAGCAGAAATTGATTTCTTGAATGTATCAAAATCCTTTGAGGAGATAGACATGGAAGCAAAAAATAAAAACATAGTAGGAGGTTTCTAAAATGGCTGGAATGAGTTTTACAGAATATGTTAACGCTTACTACAAAGGCGGATTAGATATCTCTAAAAGATACGGAATAAGCAAAGCAGCAGATGAAGCAACAACTGCAGATACAGCATACTTTAACACAATGTATGGAGCAACTGTATTCAATCAACTAAATACCAAATCAGATGTATTCAAGCTTTTCAGAAAAGAAGGTTGGAATCAATCAGGTTGGAGAGTATTGACTGCAAGAAGTGCAGCAGCATCTAACAAAGGTATCCAAGAAGGTGGAACATTCGGAGCTTCATCTACTGATGTAGAAGGAGATATTCCTGACCTAGCTCAAGTAAAAGCAGATGTAAAGGAAATTGTAAGTCCTTTCACTGTAACTACAAGAGCAGCAATACTAGCAGAAGCTGATGATGGAGTCAAAGGATTGGCTGCATTCTTAAGAGCACAAGCTGCAGAAGCACACTCTTTTTACATTGATAAAGCGCTATGTGCAGACCCAGCAACTGCTGCAGTACCATCTTCATTACATGATTTCACTCCATTAATGAGAATTACAGGTAACAACGACCAGTTAGGAATATCTGGAGTAGACGCAAATGAAATGGACTTGTATGATTTAGACAGAGATGCTGGAGCAACATGGGCTGATGCTTTTGTTGATGACGGAAACGGAACTAACAGAACATTGTCTTTAGAATTACTAGATAATGCAATTCAAAGTGCAATCGAAAACGGTGCATCATACCAAAATCTAATATTTTTGACAGGTCATCAACAGCTTTCTGAATTAAAAAGACTAATTCTAGCTGGTGGACCAAGCAACAACGGAGTTTTCCGTATGATGATGGAATCTGCAAATCCAAAAGGAACAAATGGAGTTGCATCAGAACCCGGTCAAAACCTAGAAACACGTGTAGGATACTATGACAGCATCCCAATTTACGCAACACAACACTTGGCTACAGCATTAACTGGGTCATCTGGCGGAACTGGAATGGGTCCAATCCTATTGTTAGATTTAGAACACTTATCACTTAAGATTGCAGCACCAACTACTTTCTTAGCACAAGAAGACTTAGCAAACGTACAAGCATTAAAGAGAAATTATGCTTTCATGACTGCTGGTGAAATGATTTGTTATAAATTTGCATCACAGGGAATGATTAGAGACTTGAAACAAGCTTAATCGGAGCTATGATTACATGGTTAAGATTAGGTACAAAGGGACTAAGCCTAGCTTTGGCAGGAATGACGGTGGTCGGGTATTGTACTTTCAACCGAACCGAGTCTACGAGTTTGACGAAAATAACAAACGCTTCAAAGAGTTTGTTAAATCGTTACTCGCCCAGCCAGATGTCTTTGAAGTCCAAACTGAAGTCGGGACTAAGAAGGTCGGCAAAGGGGTTAGAACTGGCCGCAAACCTTCTAGAAACAAAACGCAAAAAAAAGTAGACGCAGCACTTAAAAAGCCCAAGGGCCTTAAGAAAGGCAAGGGGAAAGCTAAGTAATGGCAGATACAATCACAAGAAAAAGAATAAGCAACTCAGTAAAGACAATGCTTATCAGTAATGATGCAGTTACTCTAAGTGGTTCTACATATGTTGTAATAATTGATGCAGTAGATATAGAGTCATACGATAGAGCATCAATACAAGTATTGTCTAACGATGAGAACGGAGGACTTACCTGTCAAGTATGGGGTTCTTTGTTTGATGGAGCGGAA